CTCGGAACATCTTGTGTAGAAATACACCTCTGCGCTCTGCTGGTCTGCGTACTTCTTAACTCCTGCGTACTCATTGTAAGTACCCTCTGATTCTCCCTTAATCTGCTCGATGATTAAAACATAATAAGCCATTGTTAGCCCTCCTATAATATTGATAATGTGATTGTAGTTACGCTTTCAAAAGGAACAACGTATCTGATTCTTACTCTGTCGTTCTCCCTTTTTAACTCTGTGTAATATGGGTGATAACCGTTTTCACTTTCCGCAATTACGGTAATATTACCCTGCGGAACATTCTCAAATACTACATCTGTATCACCGATATATGCGGTCTTTGTGTAGGTGGTAGGTGTTATATCACCTATACTGTTCCTTGCTCCTGCCATATCCGCATCGGAATACTGTTTTATATCCGTTATCTGCTTTGACAGATAATTCACTAGGTTTTCTAGGTTTGATAATCTCTGTTCTATTGTTACCATATTTCTCTCCTTATCTGCCATAGAATTGAAGTTTTAAGCCCGACATATTATTAGTTGATGCTTCTGATGTACATACAAATTGATATTTTGAATAATTACTAATATTCTTACTTGCTATATATTTTGTATAGGCATCCGTACTATTTGCTGAAATAGTAATCTCATTTGTAATATCAACCCAATTAGCACCGTCATAGGCTTGGATTTTACCCTTTACATTTGCTACATTTTGATTGTAATTCTTTAGTACCGCACATATTACATATACTTTTACACTATATCCAAAATCATAATTGACATAATTCCCAATATGAAGATGATTTGGAACATTGTTATTAAGCCAACCAACACTTTCGCTAGGATTAAAGGCTTTCCACGCATAATACGGACTATAGTTTCCCGACACACTAACAGTTCCACTAGGAGTAGTATCACTTGTCATAGTCGGCACTTTCTTATTAAGCACACTCTCAAAATATGTACTGTTACATATCGCACTACACCAAGTAGAATCCGCTAACAATGTATTTGCACAATAATCATTCGCTCCTATGTCGGTCATTGCGGTTGCGTTGTCGCAGATGCCTTGTGCTTCGGATGTAAGACAGAGTTCAAACGAAACCACAACCATTCGCATCGTGCTAGTATTCGACACGCCCAACAATTCAAAGTACAGATATGCGGTATCACTATGATTAAGTGCTATACCGCTTATTGTTTCGGCAACATTTGTCGCACTAAAGGTATGACTAACATTTGCTAAATCCGTCCACGTATTACCATCTACTGAACCTCTAATCTTATAAACCGCCGTTGCTCCACTCAAACCCATAAGGGTTAAGTTTGCGAATTTGCACGAACAAGCACTGGCAAATTGGTATCTCAAATACTCGTCTGCTATTCCTTCAACATTATTTGCATAGCGAGTAGACGAATCATTATCAAACGCTTTATATGCATCATAGCCACTTAACGTAGTTTTGGCACTAGCAACACCACTCGGAGTTGTATTGCTTGTCATAACTGGAATCAAACTCTTTGCCGTAGTCCAACTCTTACTTCTTACAAGATAATCAACCGCATTGTTGTGACTCATCAAAGCCAGTAATGTAGTGCTATCACCCAATACATCAGCAAGTGTTGTATATGAAGTCTTGTTGTTGATTCCTGCACACTTAAGCCAAGTCTGTATATCATCCGTAGGCAATACCGTCTGTCCGTTTGGTAATGTCTGCAATATCGCACTAACCGCAGTAGCCAAACTAACCACCGTAGCACTCGTTGAATAAGGCACTCCGCTATATGTAGCACTTATTATCCATTCGCCAGTACTAGGTGGATAAAAAGCCATTGTATTTCCGCTTATCGGTGCAGTCTTACTGATTACCGTTCCACCATTCGCACACGTTATTGTCAATCCCCTAAACTCATTGTCAAAGGTTAGATTTATTGTGCCGTATTCAAACGTATGCGATTCCGTCTGTCCGTCTGTCGTTATCACAAAACTCTGTGTCTTACTCTGTCCGTCCAGTGTGCAAGTTGCTACCCAAGTTCCAGTATTCGGTATGCTAAACGCCATTGGTGAGCCGGTTCCAGTAAGCGTTGTTGCTCCGTCTGTTAATGTGCAAGTTGCGCCTAGTGATGAAGGGTAGGTAATTGTGATGGTTGCGGAGAATGCTGATAAAACAACGCTGTAATTGCCATAATACGGAGCGCTTAACGCATAAGGAGTTGCGCCTGTTGTTGATACCGTTAATGATCCTGTTAATGTCACACCCTCAAAAGTGGCTTCTCCGGTATTGCTTAATGTTTCAGTCAAAGTTGTTGTTCCGTCCGTAATTGTTACCGTCTGGCCGTATAAGCTCGAATCTGTTGTGGTGACGGTTATAATAGATCCACCGCTACCACTTGCAACATTGCCATTCACCCATTTAGAAGAAGCATTATCATATAACAATGCCTGTCCATCTGTGGGTGTCGTGAGATTAACATCCGTTAAGTCTTTCAACTCATCTGTATTTGTATCTGTCGCACTTAATACACCGCTTGCATCAATAGACAGATTTGTTCCGACCTTAACTCCACCAAGCACATTGGATGCGGCCGTTGGAAGTGTATATGCTTGACTTGCAACATAATCAGGAATACCACCTGCCAATTCAACCACCGAATTAGGATCGTAATCAGCTTTAAGCATATCTCCTGCGCCTGTTCCGTCTGCACCTTTGGGAATGCCAAAATTGAAAACAGCAGCCGAAGCTGTTCCGGAGTTGGTAACCGTTGCACTAGATCCAGCAGGAAGTGTGGTAGTTGTTCCTATTGTAATTGTTGCAGCTTGTCCAGGATCTCCTTTGGAGCCTTTGCAATCAACTATGGTAACATCATTTACAGAATCATCTGTTACTTCTGCATTGGTGAACTGAAGATTCGTTCTGTATGGCATATCATCGCCATTTTCATCAATGATTGTATGCCCAGATGAAGCAGGATCTTCCCAATCAGCATCACCTTCTGTTGATGATTGTTTTGTAAGCACCTGTCCTGCCGTGCCGCCAGAAGGAAGAGCAACAATGTCAACATTGCCCTGTGCATCAGGTGTTGTATTGTTTACTGATTGAACAGATGTAGTAATTTTGAGTGCATCTGCATCAGATATCAAATGATCTTCCCAATACTGAGCATCTTCAACATTTGCCGGAGTAGTTGTTGTCCATGTTTTAGATCTTAAATTTGGCATCTTTTTTTCTCCTTATTTATGAGTAAAATTCGCTTGTGTTGATGTTTGTACGTCTGTCACAATATATGACCCAAGCGTTGAATTATAAGTTCTGGTAACATTAGTGACAAGCATTCCTGCTGTGGATGGACAAGAAAATGAAAACCCATTTGTTTGTGAAGCCGTTGTAGCTGTGGCCGCATTTCCAGTGCAAGAAGATGCCGTTGTAGCCGTAGCAGCATTTCCTGAACAAGATGCCGCTGTAGTTGCTGTAGCAGCATTTCCGGTGCAAGATTCCGCTGTAACAGCATTTGTTGCGTTGGTAGCGTTTGTCGCTTCTCTGACAATTCCGCTTGATGCAACATCGTTTATAACCTTGCCCATTATTACGTAACTTCCACTGATCTCTTCAATTAGTACTCTGTCATTAGCAGCAGGAACGTAACTTGCCATATATGTATATTTCTTTGTTGTTGGCAAATCTTCACCATCAATGATAAGCTGTAATCCGCTGTCATTATCAACCGCGCTTATTGTGCCTAAAATCATACAAATGCCTTTCTCTCTAAGTTGTGCGACATTGTTCCACCAAATTCAATGGACCAGCCAACCTCTCTAAACAATGTATTTGTTCCGTTTTGGCCAAGGCTCACATAACTGCCATATGGGTGGTTACCATCTGGCATTGTAGATATTTCTGCTGTTTCTGTGGCCTGAGTCGATTCTAAAAACTTGTTGTCAACTGCGAGCTGTAATGTTGTCATATCGGGGCAATCATTGAGTTCAAATGATTTAACTACATTATATCCTCTGCGTACTGTAGAGATTACCGACTCAGGACTATCATTCACTCGCTTATACTTCATAACTGTAGGTATATCCGGTGATGATACATAACCAACCACAACATTTGGCAACGAGTATACGTCTGTATCTGTCTTTATTGAATCCACAATAGTTGAATTGTTATCATCATATATATAATCAGCCTTAATTTTTGTAGCATTTTGTGTTATATACAAATAACCACTTTGTCCTGAATATATATGCGAGTAATTGATTTCATCTAACAATTCATTAATGATGTCCAAATAAGGCGTACCTATTGCATATTCATGGTCGATTGTAATTTTTGCATCCGTTGGGTCTTCAATAATTTTCGACAATCCACAATCCGTCAGAAGCGCACCAATAATGGTCATATATGGAGTATTTTTTGCATAATATTTTCTTGATGTTAGTGCAGCCTGTTTTAGAAGCATTGTTTCGTCATATGCCTCAATGTCGTACAAACATTCTTTGCCGTCATCCTCAAGTGGCGCTGCTATAACCATATAATCGCCAAAATTATATTCTTCTCCGTTGATAATCATTACCGGACGAAGCCTATCAGAAAACATGTCAAAAGTATTATCTACTTCTAACCACTTGCCATTAACAGAAGCAAAACACCAGGTGCCGTCAAAGCATCTGGTGCCGTTAAAGTATATTGTTTCTTCATTTTGTTTAATCAAGATTCCTTTAAGTTCAAAACCATCAATAGGAACCTTTGCCTTCATTGTTCGAGTAACTTCTGCATCCTCAATAAAATCAATATTGCAAGATTTTATTCTTGCTTCTCCGATTTTAACGTGTTTTCTAATTATATCAAGCCGCCATTTATATTGGGTATTCGATGGAATCATCATAATTTGTTACCTCTAAAGTTAAAGAAACCTCATTAGCATAAGCGCCTTGACCGTTCTTCACAAAATTATCGGTTTTAGTGTAGGCCGTAACCATGCACCAGCCACCATTCCCAAAGTTATCAGCATAAAAGACAAGCGTTCCAAGCAAATCTTCAACTATGCCCTGGTCATCAAACATTGAAACCGTAAACGACTTAAGACGCATTTCGCTCGGATAATGCGTGGGCTTACTGTCTCCGATAAAACTTGCCTTATTTATATCTGCTTCGCTGCTTGTTTGTATTTGATATGCAGAATCAACTCGCTTATTTATCAAAAACTTCTGTCCATTCTGAACAATAAGTGTTGCATGAGGATATGCAACATTAAAGCCTTTTGTCTGAATATCCGACTGATCTGCCGATGTAACACCAACAACGCTATAATTTGTAAGCCCTATTGCGTAATTGTCTGTATATTCTACGCCATCAACTTTTGCAATAAGCTTGTTGTTGCGAAGAACATAATATTCAGAAAAAGAATTATCTGGATTGATGGTTATTATTGCTCCGCCGCTTTCATTTGCTGTTATTGCAAATTCTACATCTGTAACGGCTGGTTGCTGGTATCCAGTTTCAACCCAATCAGATATTTCTCCAAGCGCGTTATACACTCGAACTCTTACTGTATATGATCGTGTGTCATTAAAGTATTGGTTTACAAAATGACTTGTTTCTGATGTATATACTGCACCGCTATCATATGCAACTAAATCACCAAGCAAGAATTGAACTTGATAAGCTGTTTGCGAAATAGATGTCCACGAAACAGTCGGACGGCCCTTTGTACTTACCTGAATGTTTGTAGGCGGATTTGCTGGAACTTGATTAACAAATGTCGCTTCTGCCCATTCACCAACCACATCGTTTGAGTTATATGTTCTTACGCGCCACAAATATACGCCAGCATCAGTGATTGTTTCCGAGGCGGTTGTATTTGGTGTCACTACGTGATTTGCAACAGTAGTCCATGAACTACCGTTATTATTTGAATACTGAAGGTCATATGCGTACTGTGGTGTACCATATTCTGTAGCATGTGACCACACAAACGTAACATCTCCAGATGTAAAGGCTCCCGAAGGAGATATACAAGTAGCTATTGCATCCGCATCTGTTGTCGTAAACTGTGCAATAGGAGTGGTTGCTGTAGAATTATCATCAGCCGTGGCAGTGATATAAACATCATATGTATAACCATCTTCAAAATCGATGCCAGTATTTATTGTTACATCTGACCATCCCCCCGAAACGGTTCCGGTAACTGATGTATAATTTTCATCGGTACTTTTCTTATAATATACTGTAGCAGCGGTCCATTCATATTGTTTGTATGTCCCCTTCTGCACTGTTGAACACTTAAACCATGCATCGTTATTGGCCGCAAATCCTGTTGAGTTCCACTGAACCTCAAATAAAGCTTTTGTGTAATAATTTACCTGAACAAAACAATTAGATGTTGTAAATGCAACATAGCTTTTATTGGGATTTCTAAAATATGCCTTATTAAACAGACCACTAAATGGTAAAAGTTGACCATAATAATTTGGATTTGGTGGGGATGGAATATATGGATATTCGGACACTTCCCATCTGTATTCCGTTTGTTCCTCTTTTTCTTCATCAAAACTTACATATGCATTGTAATGATATATAACATCATACTTCCCTTTCCATTCCCATACAAACCTATAATAATACGGAACCGCAATTGTATATGTCGGATAATAATGCTTATACGCATCATCATACGTTATATTCAACTCAACATCATAATTTGTACTACTCATCTTACACCCATCCTATACTTTTGCTGTGCCTGATTCTGTATTCTTATAAGGTCGCTAAGTTCGCTTATATGGTCAACATATACATTCATTGATGTATCGCCAATGTATGCGTTTCCATCTGCACCAGCGCCAGCAAACGCCATGTTCATAGTTGCATTTGCATCAAGAGGCATAGACATTGTTTTTGCCACATCATTAACAGCGCTTTTAACAAGCCCAATATTGCCCTTAATACCCTTTGCTAAACCTTGCATAAAGTGAGGCATCCACTGTTCATATTCGTGTAAGGGTCCTTTATCCGGTCGAGTAAAGCCGAGGAAGTCCTTGACAGTATTTGCTACCTTCTTACAAACTTCGGCAATCTTCTCTATTCGTTTTTTAATACCCTCTACGAAACCGTCAATGAAATGTGATCCACTCTGTTTTGCATTGGCAATCATTTCATTGAACTCTTGTTTTATAGCTTGTGCCGCCTCTTTTAGTGCTTGAACTATTTTATGAGGCAATTCTCTAAACTTCTGAATTATATCTGCAAGACCATTTTGAACAGCACTTTTTGCTTCTTGAAGTTTAGCCTTAAGTTCATCAAAAGCATCTTTGACTCCATTTGCCATATCTTGAGCCGCTGCTTTTATATCATCCCAATTCTTAACAAGAATTATTGCTATAGCAGCGACAAGTGCCGCTATCACCAACCAAGGTGCGGCGGCTGCTGTTAATGACATGAATGCTGCTGCTGCCCCTTTAATTGCCGGAATAATACCCAAAAATGCGGCCGCTATTATAGGTGCTTGTGTAATAATTGCTCCGAGTGATGACATCAATGCTCCAATAATAAGTATGACAGGACCTATTGCCGCAACAAGCAATCCAAGAACTACAATCACTTTCTGTATCGGTGCAGGTAACTTGGATATAAACTGAACAAATCTCGTTATCGCTTGAACAACCGGAGTTATTATTGGCAATAACTGTTCGCCAAGTGCCGCCGCAAGTTCTTTAAGTGATTCCTGAAGAACTCTGAATGAGTTAGCTGCACCGTCTGATGTTCTTGCAAAGTCTCCCTGGGCATCCTTTGTTGCGCTCATAACATAGGCATATCTGGTCATTACCTTTTCGCCTTCTGACATCTGACTGTATGCCTTGCCAAATCTCTTTGCAAAGTCTTCAAGGTTTGTCTGTGTCATAACAATACCAAACTTCTTAAGAGCTTCAGTTTCGCCAGTGAATACACCCTGAAGAGAAGTCTGTGCAACTTCCGTTGATACATTATAGAATGATGCCATGTCCGCCGCTAATCCAGTCAAAGACATAGACATATCTGCTGCCTGTGATGTTGTTAAGCCCATAGAAGAAGCCATTGCACCGAATGTACTTGTCATCTGTAAAGCAGTGCCTTCTGCAAGTCCATAAGCGTTTAACGCCTCGGATGCAAACTGCTTAACCGATTCCGCCATAGATCCAAACACGACTTCGACTTTGTTTCGTGATTCTTCCGTATCACTCGCAAACTTAACCATAGCCGCGCCTGCTGCCGCTAATGGAACTGTTATTGCTGCGGTCATCTTTGTGCCGATAGCAGTCAGCTTTTCGCCCATGTTTTGCATCTTCTGACCCATATCAGCAAATTGCGTCGATAAATTTGAAAGACTTTGCGCATTGTTGAGTTCTTGTAACTCTTGCTCCATCTTATTTATAGAAGCCGTTGTTGAATCAACTGCTTGCTTCCACTTCAACGAAGCCGTAGCGTTTTCACCATACTTTGCCACGCTTGCTTCAAGCATTGCATTCATCTGGGAAAGCTTCTGCTTCTGAAGTTCTATCTGCTGAACGAGATTTTGCGCAACAGCCTTGTTTTTTGTCATCTGAGAAGTGTTCTTAGTCCACTCAGATGCAGTTTTTTCCATAGCAGCATCAAGAGTCTTTGTCTGCTGTATAATCTGACTTATTTGCGCTCTATATTCTTTTTCGCCTTCAATACCGATTTTCGGTCCGATTTGTGTAGCCATATCTACCTCATACCGAAGATGATAGATTCCATGCTATACTTACGCTTCTGCCTCATACTGCCTGAATATATAGCCATACAAGCAAGCATGTCTGACATTTCACCAGTAGTAGTAACAAGAATCTCTTCCTTAGTCATCCCTAGCTTTCGACCGTAAAACAAATACCACGACAAGTTCAATTCTATCTTGTCATCGTTGCTTATCCGTTTTTTTTACCCTTAAGCTCTGTAGTTTCAATAGATGCTTTATCATCTTCTTGGAACTGCTTCATTGCCTCATTCATAAGCTCTGTGAAGTCTTCCATGTCAAGCATCATAAACCAATCTTCAGGAACCGGATCAGGAATATATTCTTTGTTCTCAAAAGCCAAAGATTTCTCATACCATTTGTTTAGAATTGCAAGGAAATGGACCCCACTCTCTAAAGTGAGGCCCAGATTATCCTCTGAAAAGATTTCGCCCAAGCGGTCAACTCTTCCGCCTGGTGCAAGTTTTGTTAAATCTGCGATTGCTCCAACTGTACGCTTGAAGCCTATCTTTTTACCGTTGTATTCCATATTTTTACCCTCGCTTTCCCTCTATTACTTATGCACCAAAGTAAGCGTTAATTGCTGCAACTGCTGCCGCCTCGGTTGCCTGATCTTCTGCAACAACCTTCCAAGAGTGATTTGCGTCATCAGCTCTCATTACTGTTGCCTGAAGTTCTGTCGTCTGAAACTCAACTGACTCTCCCTGTGTAGCCGCGTTAAGGCTTTCAGGTGAGAACTGAGCCTTCGGAAGTATAACCGGAGCATATGTTGTAACGCCGTTCTCCATATAACGAACTACGAAGCCGATTCCCACATAAGGAATAACCTGAAGGTCATCATATACCTTTGTTGCAACAGTGGTTGAAGTATTAACCGTAATAGATCCTGATGTAACAAGACCAGCAATAAGATTACGAGCTGAGTCCTTAAGTCCATCAACTGTAAAGGTTGCTGTTGCACCGTTAAACTGTCCTGCAACGGCTTCTGCTATTGTGTTATCAGCAAAGAAGTTTGTTGCATCACCAATCTCAACTTCCATCTGTACTTCAACACCGCGAGCAAGAGGCATTACGTTACTGTAGCTTATTGTATTGCTGCTGTATGTGTACTTAGCAACAATCGGCTGTGAATAGCCTGTTATAACTTTTCCGTTTGCCATGTTTTAATCTCCTATGATATTTTGAATTGCTTTGTCTACCGCCTCGCTCATTGCCTGTTCGCACTTAACACGAGACGATTGTTCTGCTTTACGCATAAAAGGCTGTTTTCTCATCCAAGATGTTCCCGACTCAATCGACCTGGCAACCATCATGTTTGGTTGTCCTTGTGGCCATGTCTTTGTATGTACCTGATTGTAGCCATCAAAGCCTATTTTTACATTTCGGAATCCATTATCATCGCGCATCTTAGCAATACCAAGTCCATGTCTTAAGCCCTCTTTCTGAATTGAAGAAGGACCATTTATCGGATTGTCTTCTGTACCGAAGCGATTGTCTGTTGTAATATTATCAACAGCACTTTCGACCGCCCTCATAACGACAGCCGCGCCCTTATACACTGCGTTTCCAACAATTTCATCCGTCTTGTTGCCTAGCTTTTCATACTGTTTTACAAGTTCGTCAACACCTTCAAACTTGAATGTAGCCATTAAATCACCTTCACAAGCCACTCATAATGCAACAATTTCGTGTCATCTTCATACTGAAATGAATTGAGAATCCATGAAAACCTTGCACTATTCAATGCGTCTTGTATTGAATCTGTCATCGCATCATATTCGGTCTTGGTATAGTAGTCTATTGTAGCTTCAAGAACTTGTTCGGCTTTGACATCATCAGCATATAAGCTTTTGCCTTCCGAATCCTCTTGCCATACCGCATAAGGAGCTTTGACCGATGCTGGCTTGAATAAGTGATAGCAATTTAATCCTGTGATACCTTTTAAGGCATCCTCAATCTTTTGTGCTTTACTCTGTAGCGACATCGTAATACTCCTCTACTCTGACCAAGGTTAAGTCTGTAGCATCTTCGTCTACTATCTTTTGCTTAACCGAAATTTGATACTGTTCGCCATCTTCAAGAATTACATATTTAGCACTATACGGAACATCCGTGTTATAGCACCTTACAACCATGTCTATTTGCTCATTTGCACCCCTCGCGGCATAAATACGGTTGTATCCGACAGTCTTTTCCGCATAATATGCAGTACCAACAGATACAAGCTTTTCTGTCGGCATTTTGCCTTGACTCGCAGTATTTGTGAGATTGTATAGAGTTAAAAGTCCAGTATCTCTCATTCTTCTGCTCCACCTATTTTGCGTGTTCCAATAACGGACAAGCGCTCACGATACAAATTTAACGACAGTTCATCAGGTTCATAAGGGAACATACCCTTAACAAACAAAACAACTGCATTGCACTCGTTCATATTTGTAGAATCAAATTCTGCATCACACGCTTCTGATATGTCTTCTTTTGCTGTTGTAATCAAATTGCCAATCAACGTATCATAAGCGGTTGTTGTGAGCCTTAATGATGTTTTGCATAATGTCAACAGTTCCTGATCTGTCATCGTTGTACCTCTCAAACTTCTCCGGAGTCTCTGCAATCATACCGTTTATGTTGCGCAATCCAACTGCCGAAAGTATCTTATTAATTCTTGTATTTTTTATCTGACTCGTTGTTTCTTTCATATATAGTAAAGCGGCCGCAGCCAACGAGGGAGAACCACGACCGCCCACTAACTAAGTATTGGTCGGTTTATTCCACTCAACTTTGATGCCGTCATTCTCCTCAGGAATCCAGTCTTCTTTCGTGTATCCGTATAAACCAAAATGCCCAAGCTTTATGGTTGTATCACACATTACTTTGACTTTTATATCCTTTAACCTCTGACAAAAAGATAAGTCTTCACCCATTCCAGGAATCGGCTCAAACCACGAAATATTGACTTCTTTTTGCATTTTTCGTAATACGTCCGTTTTAATCAGCATAAAACCGCAACCGCATCCAGCCACCTGGAAATAATCGCGGTCTATATCAGTCTCAACTTCTGCATATCCGTGGTACTTTATATGGCCATTAAGATCATATTGTCTTTTGTCAATTGCCTTATAAAGCACAGGTTCGTGATTGCCTTTTCGCCTGAAATATAATCCGGTTACAACATCATCGTCATGAGATAACGCCTTAACAAGCGCCTTCTGTTCAAAAGCCATATCGGAATCTATAAACAAAACGTGCGTATAACCACCATTGATGGCTATACTGCACGCTTCGTCTCTGGCAATGTATACCAATCCACTATTAACTCCGAATCGAATGTTACACTCGCCCGGCTTAATGAGATTTAACAAGCATTCGATATTGTGTACCGGTATTGTATCAACACACGGTACTGCAATGAGTATTTTATTTTCGACCATTTTTCCCTCGTTTCTGAGCTAACTAAGAAGTAGCTCTTGTGTACTTAACGAATGCACCAGCATTGTCAAGGTTACCATCTGCAAGACATACGCCTCTGTATACAGCGCTGTTGCTTCTAAAGCCAACGCTCATATCCTTGTCAACCTTTACACCTTCTCCAAGGTTCATGTGGTAAGCCTTGGGCTGACCGTAAAGAATTGCATCCTATGTAGAAACCTTCGCATTGTCATCGAACACAACGTCCTTGCCAAAGAGCTTATAAGAGAAGCCGTTATTAACATTGGTGAAGTCGTTGTGATCTGCTATAGCCATAACCTCTGCGAAGAATACCTTTGAAGGCATAATCCAGCAAGCGCCATTCTGATACTCTGACTGAAGGTCACCCATGATTGCAAGAAGGTCAGCCTTTGTAACAGCAGCCTTTGTAAATGTGCCTGTATGTGCTGTTGCAACTGTGATGATACCGTAAGGCTCGCCTGTACCTGTACCAGCGATAACAGCCTTCTGAAGAGCTGACTCAATCTTGTTTGCAAGTGCCTGTGTAATATAAGACTCAAATGCAAATATGCTCATCTTATCAACGGTTGCGGGAACCTCGATAGTCTTGATAAGCTGCTTAGGCTGAAGTGTGATATTTCCGATAACATCAACTGAATCTGTTGAAGTATCTGTCCATGTAGCATCATTGTTCGTTGCGTAGATCGGGATCTTAACGTATCCGGGAATCTGCATCATGTCAATCTTACCAAGGAGTGCGTTCTCCTTAAGTACGTTAATGATCTTGTTGAGTGTATCAGTAGGGATTGCATCCGTACCTGTGATTGCTGTTCTCTCCTCGACATCAAGCTCCTTGCCCATAAGGTTCTTAAGCCATGCCTGTCTGTACTCGTTTGAATCAATATCAAATGTTCTTTCCATTTTCTTTGTCCTTTCCTCTGTAGGAAGTTCAACTTCCTCTACTACTTTACCTTCTGCAACCTCTTCGGCTGCTCTTTCTTCCTCTTCAAGCTCTTCCTTACGAGAAATTAACTCGGCCTTTCGAGCTTCAAGTTCCTTTGATTCCTGATCGCGTTCCTCTAATACTGAAGCATCTGCTGTCTCAACTTCCGTTGCGATTGCAGCTCTACGCTCATCTATAGAAGTCAGCTCATCAAGGATCTCTTTCATTTCCTTTGTCATGATTTACACCTCTCAATTATCTGCTTACGAAGCTCTTCAACTTTCTTTGCATTCTCCAATGCTTCTCTTGCACTATCCAGTGATGCCTTGCCGCTTTCCAACGACCTAGCATTGATTGAAGTCTGTTCGTATGCTGGGAATGTGACTGCTGACACCTCGAATACCTTTCCAAGTGCCGTTATATGACGAGTGGGATACTCGGAATCGAGATTCTCCCACTTATCACCTTTTACGTTGAACATAAACGACATTCCTGATACATCCTGTCTACTTATGGCAGAATACAGTTCTTTTGCTCTGGGATTGCCCTCTGTGTCCAAATCAACGCGAATATGCAAACCGTCATCCATTACCGTCATTTGCATAGTGCTGTTTTCATTATTGTTGCGACTTCTCGCAAGCGGAATTGAATCAACATCGTGATTAACAAGGAATCGAACATCTTTAAGGTCCGCACCATCAAGCGCGCCTCTGTCAATTACCTCTTCCCACATTCCGCCTATGTCTGTTCTCTGATCGTAAACTATCGGAACACCTTCAAGTATGTTTCCGTGAGCCTGATCTTCGCGAGTCGATACATCACAAAGATAAGCTCTTACTTCTTTATCATTGCTCCTTGTCGTACTCCTTATCGTCTT